GTTGTATCTATTAAAAAAATTAACAGCTTTTTGTTGTTCTTCAGTTAATTTTGAACCAGCTTTAATTTCTTCATAGTATTTAGACTTTTGCCCGTCTAAGTGGCTTCTAGCGCTGGCAACTTGCTCTTTTAACGCTAGTTTTTTTCTTCTTATATCTCTTTCATCGTCTTCATCTTCGTTAAATGAAAACGAGTCTTCCATTAGAAAACTTATTTCGTCTGAGTTTAAATGAGGTTTTGTTTGTCTGTAATACTCTCTTAGTAAAGCATTATCATCAAGTTTAGTATAATCTTGATTTAGTTTAACATAATCATTTAAATCACCACCGGTTTCTTCCATAAAATTAACAAGCTTTTGAATATCTTCAGGTAGTTCTTTTCCTGTAGCATCTGCTTCAATTATAGCTTCTTCTATTTTTTCTTCTACTTCAGCAACTTCTTCTTCTGTAGATTCTTCAGTAATTTCTTCTAGTACTGGAGTTTCTTGTGTTTCTGTTTCCGGTTGTACTTCTTCTTGTTCTTGTGTGGGCTCGGCATCCTTAGACTCTGCAACCACTCCGCTGTCGTCAGCGTTATCTTCTTTAGTTTCATTTTCTACTGGTTTATCTAAATTAACAACGTAATCACCGTCGTCATTTAAATTTGGTTTTTTAGTTTCTTCAACTTTTTCAGTTGTTTCTTTTGTAGTTTCTTCAACTACTTTTTCTTTTTTTTCTTCCATAATATAATATAATAATAATTAATAAATTTACTTAGGATCAAAAGTACCTAAATCAAACTGACCACTTAGTATATCATTACCTGCAGACTCAAAGTTTTTAGCCGGTAAACCAGTTTGTCTTTGTTCTATAAGTTTTGATTGCTGTGTTGCTTGTATTCTAGTTCTTTCGTCTTTACGATCTTCCTTTTCTTTTTCTTTTGTTTTAATACCTTCAACTTCTATTCCTTTAAGTTGCATGTTGTATTCAAACTCTAAAGCCATTAACTCTTTTTTATGTTCAACTTCTTGAACCATTTTTTGAGACTCTATCTGAGCTTTTATTTGTTCTAGTTGAGCTTGGCTTTGAGTTATTGTTTGGTTTTTTTGCATTTCAGCTTGAGCAGCTGCTTGAGCTGATTGTTGATTTAGCATTGCTTGTTGTTGCATGTTTTGCTGTTGCATTGCTTGATCTTTATCTAATTTTCTTTTTCTCCTTATTTTTAATAGTTGGTTAGCTAGCTTTACGTTTTTTATTTCTCTAATATCAATAGCATCTGCTAACTCTATTATTTGTTGTTGAAGAGCCATTTGCACATTGTTTTCTAACATCATGCGCTCTTCTTCATCAGGTTGTAAATCAATAAATATACCAAAGTCATATAAGTGTAATTGTTTTAATTCATCTAAAACAGAAACATTATGAACGCCAATAGCTTGAATAAAAGCGTCTGCAGTTGGTGAATATTCTATAATATCTGATATTCTAAGAGATAAACACTCTGCTACTTCTGCAGTTAAAAACAAACCTGCATTTAATATGTGTCTTGTTGCTGTATTACTATTTGCTGCTGCTAGCTTTTGAACACCAACTAAAGCTCTTGCATCTGGATTTGTACCATCTCTAGCTTCATTTAACCCGGTTACATCACGTATCATTTGTAAATAATAATTGTAGTTTGCAATAAGCGCTTGCATTTTATTACCACCACTACCAGATGTTATTTCTTGTATTGGCACTTTACCAGGGTTCATATCACCATCTTGAGTAAACGATCTACCTATAACACTACCTGTTTGAAAGAACATATTCAAAGCTTCTTGTGGATTATAGTTTGTACCATTACCTAAATCTATTTCAGCTAAACCATCAGCATCTAAGTAAACACCATCTGGCACCATACGTGACATTACTTGTTGTAGCTTTAAATGTGTTAACTGTATCATATCAGCAAAACCAGTAATTCTATTTACTAAACTTTCTATTCTACCGTTGTACATTCTAGGCGCACATATTGAGTAATTCATTTTTACTTTTGTAAAATCACTTTTTGGCCTCATCATGTTTTTAGCCATCTCCCATCTTAAAAGTCTATTAGTACCTAGTATCATAGCTCCATCGTAAAGTACTTCAATAGCTCTTATCATTCTGTTGTAAGAACCTTCTTTTTCTTGAGGTGGATTAAAAGAATCATCTTTAGGTATTATTTTTTCACCACCCGTAGCTGTTTCTTTTGACTTGTAAACTTCGTTCATATAAGTTTTATAATTAAAATATAAAACCTGTATTGTGTTGTTATCCTCTTTGTCAGCTGTATACCTAGTGTTATAGTTTGATCTATTTGTAGGTTTGCTTTTCATTATTTCTTCTAAATCAGATTCTGTTAAATGTGGAAACTGTTTAGCTAATTCGTTAACAGGTATTGATTTTACTTCACCTACATAATATATATCTTCAAAATAAGGTGAATCAGTATAAGAGTATACAAGATTTGCTGGATCAACGTAATCAATAACAACACCTTCTGATGTATTAAATGATGTTTTAACAGCACCAATACCTAAAACAGTTAAATCATAATAAAACTGTTTTTTGATTAACTCGTATTTGTTACCTTCCATTAAAACATTTATAGCTTGTTCTTCTGCTATTTCAATAGACTGCTTATAGCTCAACTGCATATGAAGTTCTAACTCTTCATTTGTTTCTGGTAGCTCTTCAACTTGACTTTGCCTTACATTTAGATTAAGTTCTTTTTTAACTGCTTCGTTAAAAGCTTTTAACCTCATATCCTTAAGTATACCTTCCATATACTTTGTTCTTTTTGCAACACCAAAAGGATCTTGTGAATATGCTTTTATATCGTAAGTTCTTTGAGCCATACCGTTTACAACTATATCAACAAACTTTGATATAATAGGTACAGGTTTCCAGTCAAGATTTAAATAGCTTAAGTCACCATTTATTGATAGTTCGTCTTTGTATTTTTGTATTGATTGCTCTCCACGAGCGTATAATCTTAAATTATGATAATCATTGTGATTTGTTTTAAACCTACTTAAACTTCTGTCGTCATTAAACCACTCTGTTTCTATAGCTTTACCTACTTTCAAACCATAATCATAGCTCAACTTTTCAGCGTCACTTACAGTTTGACTAGGAAAATAATTTTTAATACCAGCGTATGCCATGTTTATTATTTGATTATTTTTGAATTAACTCCAGTGTTGTTATACTTGGAGATACTTATGTTTAATTGTGGTTTTTCAATTTTTGCATTTGGTGTGTATAAATGCCTATTGTTTGCCATAATAGCTAAACCACTACTTATTGTTGCGTCAAATTTTGTTCTTCTTGTTATATCAAACCTACTCCAATCATTTAACAATTCATTAAAATACAAATCACCAAAACTACCATCTTGTTTCATACCAACATGATCTTGTATATACATTTCAATTGCAGCAGCATGTGCTTGCTTTATATCTTCACTAGTGTTTGGTATTCCACCTACTTCTTTTTCTGCAACAGATAATTTATTCCAAACTTTGTCTGGTCTATTCATACTAAAACCTCTGTAACCTCTACGTCTTAAATAGTACAATAACCTTGGTTTGTTGTTCTCTGCTAGTATTGGCATACCATAAAACACTAATGCCATTAACACGTCTTCAAAGAATATCTCAGCTGTTGGAGGTCTTGACAAATATTCTAAAAAAAAGCTGTTAGCAGGAGCGTCTTCCATACTAAATCTAGTTAAACCGTGTAGTGCTCCTTTAGAACCTTGACCATCTACAGTTCCTGATATATCATAACTATCACAGCCAAACGCACCTACGTGCTCGTTACCAGGATATTTTATACCGTTTTTAAGTATTACTCTATTTTGCAACTCAGACTTTGGAACCCAACTAACTTTAAATCTACCTTTAGGATCTGGATAAAATATTACTTGTGAGTCTTTAATACCATTTACCCATTGAAAATTACCAACAGTAACACCGTTGGCACTACCCATCTCTTCATTGTAATCTATTTGTTCGTATATTTTTATTAAATTAAATATACTGTTTTTTGTTTCATCTCTAAACGCGTGTTCTGTTGTTCTTGGAAATTGTCTATAAAACTCATTTAATGCGTCTTGATCACCTTTTAATCCTTCAGCTTCATTATTCCAGTGATCTATTATACCATAATCTATTAGTTCACCATCTGGGGCAAACACGTCGACGTCAGGAGTAGTGAACACTGGAAATCCGTACTCATCAATAAATCCTTCATAGTTCCATTCCATTGGGATAAACAAAGAATATAAACCAGATTTTGTTTGACCATTTCTATTTCTTTTAGTGACATCTGATGCATTGTATAATTTTTTAAAGTTTTCACCACCCTTGTCTAATGCGTTACTAGTTGAACCCATCATGCATTTACCTATAATTCTACTACCAAGTCTAAGACAGGTTTTAGTTACTCGCCAGTTGTTTAATATATTATCAGGTCTTTCCCACTTACCACTTTCATCGTGTACAAGTAAAGCTAGCTTTTCACCATCATAACTATTATCACCTGTATTTTTCCAGTCTATAGTTGTATCTAAACCTTGTATATCTTCTAACTGTTCGTTTGCTGTAATCTTTTTTCTTGTAAACTTACTAGCTGGAACTCTGTATGCAAGTTCTGATTTTGGCCTATCCATACCATCTTGTATAGGTTTAAAAAAGAAAGGGTAGTTTATACTAATAGGTACTACTTTATCTGTAAACATTTTTTTAGCATCTGCACCTGTTTTTGATAATATACCATATCTACTATCACTTGATATTGTAGCTAAGTTAACTGTTTCAGCAGATGACATAAACGAAAAGCCTGATCTTCTGTTTTTTAAGTAACACATACCATAACATCTTTTGTCTGCTTTGCAAGCTTCCCAAAATATGTAAAACAGTCTATTTGCTTCTCTAAAGTCTGGTGCACCTACATCTATTTTGCTCCATTGTAAATACATATAGTGAGTACCTGTTATATATGTAGGTTTGCTATTATTCATAAACCAAAAGCCATATTCTCTACGTTTAAACTCTTCGTCTATATAATCATACCATTTTTCTTTTTGGTCTTCTGGGTATGCTCTCCAATCAAATATGTTTTTAAGTTTACTTAATTCTTTTGGATATTCTATTTTTTGCCACTTGTTTACTTCGTTTTTGTGCACGTGCACTGGCAGCATTGGCAAAGCAATGCGCAAACCTTGGATCTCAAGTATATCCCCAATTTTACCAGTTTTTGATATAACCACGACATCATGTTCTTTATTGTATCCATATTTCCATTTTTTAGTGCGGTTTAACCGCGTTATTGTTGTTTTCTTTATAGGCTCTACGACCTTTACTAACTCTTGCTTGTACATTACTTTGATCTTCCTTCTGCAAACCCTCTAAATACAGTTTTCTTTGTTTCTTCAGGTGTTTTACCATCAAGCAAGTTTTCTTCTTCTTGAATCCTGTTAAGTATTTCAAAAGCATCAAATATAGCTAACTTTTTAGTAGCAGCTGCGTTTTTTAATCTATCAGCACTAACATCATCTTCTGTGTTAGTTATAATTTTTTCTTCAGCAACTTTAATTAATTCATCAACTGCTTTTCGCCCAGCTTGGATTATATTCTTCTTCGTTTCCTTGATATTCATATTTAATTGTAATAAAATTTGATAAAACTCTATATAGTCTTTCACCGTCGACTATAAACTCGTATTTGCTGTTAGGCGTAAAACCTATTAAATCACCAACTTCAACAGTACCATCAGAATACTTAACAATACCTTGTAGTGGTTTTTCAGATTCAATATTAAACTGATCTACAGCTTTTAAAGGTTTAACAAAGCAATAACCTTTTGGCGCAAACCAGTTTTTATTTCTTTTATATAAAAATATCTGATCTTTACCTATAAAGTATGTTGACTCGTTAAAATAACTTTTACTGTTTTTTTCAATACCTTTAATATTGTGCCAACGTCTAAAAACGTTATGATGTACTATAACGGTATCACCAGCTTCTATATCAGTATCACCAACTATTGGTGTTGATATAACAACTGCTTCTCTATTTACATATTGATGCTTAAATATATCAGTATTAAGTATTAATTCTGAATCACCAACTTTTTTAGTGTTGTTATATCTTTTACCTTTTGGTGTTACAACAAAGTTGTAAACACTTTTCATTAGTATTCTAGATTATATTCTATAGAAACGGCCATGTTTTTATTAAAGTCTTTCCAAGGTAATACATCTTTGTTTTTTTTAATATATATAGAATACTTATCTTCTTCTTCTAATATATCACAAATAGTATGTCCACCATAAACCTCTTGACCTACAGCATAGTGCATGGCATCGTTTTTGTAGTCTTTACCTACACTAATCTTTCTTATCAGCTTCGCCATTTTCAGGATAATTTATTTTACCAGTTTGAATATTTACATCAAAAGTCCCGTATTCTTTTTCAAACTCTTGTTGTAATAAAGACAACTCGTCTCTAAAACTAGCTACACTGTGCATTAACTCATGTTGTTTTACAGTCATATTACCAATTTCTAACTGGTATCTATTTATATTATTAACTGTTTCTTGTACTTTAGTTAATTGTTCTTTTGTAATAGTTTCTGGTTTAAGATCCAGAATCTTTTCTTTTTTTGCCATTTTATTTAATTTAAGTTAATTTGTTTTACTCTGTCCAGTCTGATTTACTAAGCTCTATTAGTATTTCATCGTGTGTATATTGTGTTTTACCATTTAAAAAGCTTGGTGTGTTACCATCAAACTTTACAAATGTTTTTGTACCAGCATTGTTATACCTTAAAGTATTAGCTGATGTTTCTAGTACTTGACTAAAATCTACGCTTGCAACTTCAGCGTTTGTTATTATTATGTATTTTCTGTTATTCATATTATGGTACGTCTGCTACGCCTTGTGTTGGGCTGTTTGTTGGAACACCATCTGCTCCAGTACTTGTTCTGTCTATAAAATTACCACTTGCTTCATCTAAAGGTAAAAAAGCTACTAAACTACTAATACCAGCTGTTGTTAAATCAATATCTGGACTACCACTATTATAAATAGTTGAAACATCACTACCTGACAAAACAGCGTCAAACAAAGCAAAACTACTAAAGTGACCTTGGAAAAACGCATTATTAGCATTACCAGGTTTACCTAAATATATAGTATCTGCTGTTGTTGCAAAAGACGCTATTGAAGAAGTGCTTGTAGCAACACTACTACCATTTAAATACATAGCCATTGTGTTAGCAGTTCTACTCCAAGTGGCAACAAAATGTGTCCAACCATTACTAACAGAGTCACTAGCCGAGTAGCTATGGTCTAAAATAGTATTACTACTACCACCTCTACTATTGAAACGTATAACTTCTGTACCGCCTTGATTGATAAATAAAATTGCTATTTTATTATCATTACTAGTACCAGCGTGTATGTTCATAATAGTGTCGTTTTGATTTGCAGTTTCTAACTTAAGCCATATAGACATACTACCTACGTTCTTTATATCATCTGCTACAGAGTTGCTTATTACGATATGATCGTTTGTACCGTCCAAAGATACAGACTTGGTGACAACATAACTTTCTTGTGAATATGAAGCGTTAGAAACTGAATTACCTAAACCTAACATTATATACCTACGTAAGCTATTACTCTACCTGAAGCTAGTTTGAAACCAGTCCATCTACCATATATAGTTACACCTTTTGGAAAAGTTTCACTATCAACAACATCACCACCATCAGCGTCAATATCTGTACTGTTACCATCTGAGCTAGGAAAGTTCTGTGCTTCAGCAGGAACTAAACCAGTAGCACCACTATCAAACACTGTATCTTCTAAAAATGTTATTGCTACAAAAACTTTTGTAATTCTATTTACGTTTGAAGCTGGAGTAGCGTCGGTATCATCACCACCTATTATTGTTATAGCTTCTGTTCCGGCAACGTGTATACTACCTAGTTGACCAAAAGCGTAATCTGTTGGATCTTTAAATGCCATATTATTTTTTTACTTTTTCTAGTGATCTACCGCCAAAATAAGCACCAATCACTGTTATTAATACTAGTTGTAATAAGTCTACCCAAGTATCTTTTACTTCAAAAGCAATAACACCAGCGTCTATAAATATCATTAACACTGTTGATACTACTAAAAATATAAGTAC